AAAATTCAAATAAAAACCGATGAAACTCACAAAATAAGGCACCACAGTAATTATTCATAGAAGCCTTAATAGAAAATCATTTTCAACGCACAAAAAAATTGCAAAAACCTCGCGGGTGAGGAGGAGTGTTTTTGGTGGGTTGTGTGGTGAGGGAAAACTCAGAGTCGCTGGGCTTTGTTTAGAGGGTGAATAAGGTAATTACTCAGTCAATACACGCTATCAACTTATAGATACCAAGAAATTACTTAATAAATATTAAGTCATCAATTAATAAGCCTGACTTTATTCGTTAATTAAGTAGTTATCTCTTTCACCTACCTGGCATGTTTTCGAGATTGAGACTTGGCAATATTAAAACGGTTAGCAAAATGTAGTTTTTAGAAATTTAATACGCGGGTACCCTGATACGGGTGCTTAATTTATAAGGAGGTTTTCATGTTCAAATCAGTTATTTTTATTGTACTTCTCGGTTTTGTTTCCACTTCTAACGCGGTGAATTATAGCAATGGTCAAAGCGATAATATTAATCACATTGATATGTATGCCCGCATGAATAACGGAGTTTTGACGATTAAGTTTTTTTATAAAAACAGTCGAGGTAATTTTGTTCAGTGGTTAGGTGGTAAAAATTTATTTCAGTGCGCGGTTTATGAAAATAATGGCAGTTATAATCGCGGGGCTATGGGTGCTAAGCGAGCATGGACAGGGAATATAAAACTTGGATCACATAGCGAAGAGCTGTATATGAATAATGTTTATGTGAATAATTTCGCGTCAGATTCCGCTATTGTGCAGTGCTTTGTGAAATTTAAAAATTATTCAAACAATTTACGTTCTGTTTTTGGGCTTAATAGAATGTAATTATATTAAGGACATTTACACAACGTATATCATTCATATTTTTATTAAACAATCCCTGTTATAACCCCATTACTCACCGTGACTGTTTTTCCGTCGGCAGTGGTAAAGCTACCCGTTGCACCTGTATTTTCCCCCGCCATTGTTCCTGCGTTGCTAATATCTGCTAAGGTGTGACTATGTGCAGCGGGTGCGCTTGCTGCGTGGGTATGGTCGCCTTCGGCCACTGTTCCTGCTGTTGTGCCTGTATTTTTTGTTGCTGCGTTTCCTGCGCCTAATTGTTCAAGGGTGACGCTGTGCGGGTTTGATGAGTTTCCGGTATGGGCCGTTAGTGTTGCATCGGCTGCAACGGCGGTTTCTGGAAAGGGTGTGGCAATGATTGAATCAAACCAAGTGCCGACCTCGCCGCTGGCTAAATCTTTAGCGCGTATGCGTACGGTGATGCTGGCTATAATCGCACTGTCAGCAACCGCTTGGGCGTATGTGTAAATTAATGCGCTGGTGTAAACGATGCCCGATCTTAATACCAAGCCAGTCGCTGTGTTTATGATTTCAAAATCGTATTCTGATACGCCGCTCGATGGCGACCAGTTGAAATATCGGTCAGGTGCTATGAGTGCCATACTTATGCCGTAGTGAAATTAGTGATGGTTAAATCTTGCGTAGCCTGTGCATTTGCGCCGGATGAATCAATCATTTTGTCGATCAGCATCACCCCGTTGTGAATCGGTGTGATTTGTACGCGGGAAATAATAGCGGTGTAAGGGTTTAGGGTTTTCTCATATTCTGAAACATCACCCACGGTTACGCTCACGCTATATGACGATCCATAAGCCGGCGAATCAACAAACCAGGTGACATTAAATTGCGAATAGCCGGATTTTTCCCAGCGCATCGTGTAGATATACGTATTGCCGGATATTATGTAATTTAACTGTGCATTACTTAAAAAATAGCCCGATTCCCCAGCCGGTGCAACTGCTATTGCTGCATCTGCATTCGCTGTTACCGACCAATTGCCGGAAGTTTCCGCAGGCACGCCGTTTTGATCTGCGCTATGCACACGGCCATCTTCAACATCACACTCAATGCTATAGCCGCCATCATTGGCACTAATACCTGTAATTCTTGCGATTCGTGCAGCAGAAACAGCGGTTACAAAGGCATAGCGCGAGGGTTCTGCCTCGTCTGTAATGCTGATTAATCCAACGGGAATACCCGCCGTTAATACTAACTCATAAGGACTTCCGCCGGGGGTTGCGGCAAGGTAAGTCACGCCACCGCTGCTATTGCTGATGTAAATACCGCCGCTGCTTTGTGCATTAAAATTAACCGGATTGCTCAGAACGATTCTATCTGCGCCGATTGTTTTATAAATCGTTCCCCACTGGGAAAAGTTGTCAACATCATGCGCAACAATCACAGCATCACCCAGTTTTAACAGTACGCCTTCCATGCCTGTATCAAAACTTACAGCTGTACGATGATAAAGCTCTCTTGCTAGTTGCGTGATTCCCTCTCTGTAGGCTTGATTCCTATTTATCACCCCAAAAAATGAAACCGTTTCCTCGTTATCAACCCCACCAAAACTACATTGAACGCTTTTAGTTGTCCATGTGTTTTCATCTAAGTATTCAACGCGTAAATTATCCACCGCTCGAAAGCCCGGCGGGTTATATTGAATGGCGAACGTATCCTTAACAATGTTACTGGGGGTGAATAATGCGGCATAAGTGCTGGCTGATTCTGCCCTAACTATTTTTAATAATCCATCGTGCAAGTAGGCGCTGCATCGGCCTGCGCTTGCAATCGTTTGTATGGTATCGAATACGCCTGCTGCATCATCAAATACGCCATCAAAATAATCACCTCTGGCTTCTAGCTGCGCATCGAGTGCTTGCATGGCGGTTACATCTAAGTATTCCACGCCCAGCTCCGCGCTATAACTTGCTGTCATTACGTCTGCAATGGCTCGCATAATAGATCGAGTGGCCGTTACCAATCCGCCCGCAATGGGGGCTAATTTTCGCGTACTGACCACGGATAATCGGTTATTTTCTAAATCGAATGGTTCTTTTTGTGTTGTTGTTTTTACTGCGATTAAGGTTAAATTGCCATAATTACCGTGGCCACTAAAACTTTGCGCTCTAAATCGTGAAAGCTTGACCGCGTTTTTTGTTCGACTGTCGCTGGTGTCGGGATTGCTACGCAGCACCTTCACGGCATAACGCCCTTCTGCCACGCTGTAAACATGCTCTTCTTTAATCGGTGATGAACTGGCTTGATTATAAGCAACCGCACCCGCATTAACCCATGCGCCTGTTACTACATCAAGATCATCAATCGGGGCATATTGGAAGGTGATTGTGGTTGATTGCGCGGTTAATGTTCCGTCGAGCTCGCGCTTATATAATCCTTCGGGAAATTCGATGGCAAAAATTAATTTGCTCACGGTAAAACCCACGGCGCAACTGGTATCTATTACGCCCGCCTGCGTGATTGCAGCGGACACTTGAACGCCTGCGCTTAAAACTGTGGGGTATAAAGTAATATTTTGACCGGGTGCGATGACCTCATGCGTTACGCCGGGAATGTCTGCAATCAGTGAAGAGCCAATTTTGATTGATTCGATGTCATATTCACCTTGGCCGATGCAAAATAAAAAATAATTAAAGGCATTACTGCTGGTCACTTCGATTAATTTTTGCGCGATTAAATCGGGGTATGAAATATGCCGCCCGTATTGGCACGGAATAACTGCACCCGCCTTGATTTGATTAACCTGCAGGTTAATATCGTAGGTGGCATCGCGCTTAACTGACGTAGGGTTTTTGGTGGTGCTTGGGCTTGATGCCGATCCACCTGAGCTGATTTTTTTGGGTGATGATGTCTTTTTCTTCGGTCGAAAATCGTACCATCCCGTATCGATGGGGCTGCCGTCTGAGGCTATTCCAAATGCCATAATTTATAGTCCCGGAAAACGCGCTAAATCATAACGCTCATTTAAAAAAGTCGCGTCGAGTATGTTTACAAATGCGGCGGATATATTGACCGAATCGCTACTTTCGCTGCAATCTGTCACATGATACGGTAATTCAGGCGCTACAATACTAAGTACCGTACCTGCATTGTTTGTAATAATTTGGCGATGATAAAGCTTAACCGGCTGGCCGCTTTCTAAGGCTTGAATAATTAACGTAGGAATCGAGCGGCGCACATTGCTTATCACCGCTTCAAATTCGTTGTTTTCGCCATCGGCTACGGTGCTAGGTTTTACATCAAACGCATAGGGTTGATAGGTTTTAGCATCGGCTATTAATGGCTCGTAGCCTGCGACGATTCGCAGATTGAATAAGGGGTGATCAAACTCTAATGTATCGTAAATGATGGCATTAGGATCAGCCGTGGCGATGATTTGCTGGGCGGTTGCGTCTATCATATTATTCTATTTGCCATTTGCTGATGAGTGAACTTTCCGCAGATTGTCGTTCGAGTTCGTCGAGGTTTCTGTTATTCCACATCAAAAATTCATGCAGATATGAATGCACAGTTGTAGCGTCTTTTGAAACGCTAGAAAGCATAAATAATACATTAACAGAAGGCGCTGAGGATTGAATTCTCTGACCCACAAAATTTCCGTTACACCATAATTTCATAAACTCACCCGAACCAGCTTGGGGAATCTCAAAATAAAACAAATTGCGGCCCGGCCTTGGCGAAAACGCAAAGCTTGTTGATCCACCTAAGTAATCAATAATTTTAACGATTGAGCCGCTAATTAAAAAACCACCTTTTTCATTGCCGCCTCTCATTCCGCCCGTGAATTGTGCAAACAATTCACCATTACCAAAATAAAGCAGGTTGTTACTGTCGGTAGATGAGACGATAAGTCCGCTGCGTTTACTCAGCCCTTGCGATGAAATAGCATCGCGAACATAAGAAAATATTGCATGCTCGTAGGATAGAAGCCAAGATAATGACTCCAGCTCCAAC